AATAAGTTTATTAATATTATTAATAGAACTTATTTGACAATTACTTGTTGGTGAAGGATGAAGTACTACGTCAATTTTTAAGTTTTCTTTACCAATTTGTAATTTTTGAATATTACCATTATTTGAAAGAATATTTAATTCACGAGCAGGTACTGATTTTTTATTTTCTAGCATTGTATTTTTCAATTAAAAGTTCTGGTAATTTTTCTTTGTATTTTTCTAATGTAACTGTACCCATACTTGGAGCAGAATTAATTTCTACAACAATAAATTCACAAGATTTTCTTTTTTTACCATCTCCATCAGTGTTGTTCTGCACTCTTAAATCACATGCTCCAAAATCTAAACCACATGATTTTAATGCATTAACACAATGTTCTACAATTTCATTCCAATTTATAGGTTTATCAAAATTAGGATTTTCTTCAAGAATCCAAACACAATTATCATCATGACGTTGCCATGAATTTGGATGGTCTTTAAATTCTTGTTTTAACATTTTTCTACAAGTGTAAAAACAACCATCTTTAGTAACATGTAATCTATATTCTTTATTGTAATTACAATACTTTTCTAAAATATAATGAGAAGGTGTTTTACCGTTCATGAAAGCATCATATTCAGCACGAGTTTTAAATAATGTATTACCTTTACCTCTACTACCATGATGTGATTTTGCAACAATAGGATATTCTACAGTTCTTAACCATTCTTCTACATTAGTATTATTATTAGTAGTTTTAGCTACCCAACTTGCTGTTTTGACATTTAATTTTTCAAAACATTGTTTCATTAATAATTTAGATGAACTATTTTTAATTGCTTCAGGAGAATTTAATTCAATTCTTGTACCTGATGTTGACGCTGCATCATCTAATTCTGTTAATGAACCAAATCTAATTACACTTCTAAAAGGTAAAGATCTCAATTGTGTTCTAAAAGGGTTATGTGATGGATGTCTACTTCTAATCATTGGTTTAAATTTACCAACAAGTTTTTCTCCTATTTTTTTAATTGTATTTGCTTTTTTTACTACAGTTCCCATATTATCTATTGTTTTTTACTTCTTTGTATATTTGTTTGCGGTAATCTAACCAATCACCGCCTGAAACTTTTACTTTATTTGATACTTTTAATGAACTAAAAAATGTAGTTGCATTTCCATAAGGAGTATAAATTAAACTTTTTTCAAAAGCTTCTGTTTCTTGAGTTTCATCATTATGTTGACGAATGTGTTCTAATTTTTTGTAGACTTCTTCTGATACATCATATACTTCCATTCTAATAGATGTATTACCATCTCTTATTAGTACAGGATATAATCCAAATACATACATATCATAAATTGGTTCTGTATCAAAACTACCTAAAAAAATTTGATTACCTACTATATGATGTGAAACACCACCTTTACGCAAGCTACCATATAAAGCTACTAAGTATCTTTTTTTTTCTTCTTCTTTCATTCTTTTTAAAAAGGTACGGCGTTGTTTATTAATTCTATTAAGCATTCTTTTGCTATTTTTTGACCATGATTTTTTACTAAATCACTAAAGTCTTTAGATTTATATTCATCAGGTATTTCTAATTGCCATAAATTAAACTTACTTGTTAAATTATCACTAAATTGTCTACCCCAGTTAACTTCTTTATCAAAATCATTATCATAAAGTAAATATACTTTTTTAAATCTTGATTTTAATTCATTAATTATATTTTCTTTAGGTAAAGCAGATTCAGTTTGTAAACTTACTGCAGGAATACCTGTTACATTTACAATTGACATTACATCTTTTAAAGATTTTGTAACTATTAATTTATCACCAGTTGCAGGCATTTGCTCCCAACCTTGCCATACTGAATCATCATGGGTATTTAACCATTTATAATTACCATTGTTTGGTTGATATATTTTAAATGTTTCTTTACCATCTTTTATTTCAGTATAAGAATAAGCTAATGTATCTGCTTTAATAATTTTTTTTTCAATTCCAGCATGTATATATGCAACAGGTCTAACTCTATATTTTTGCAATGTTTCATGAGTTATACCAAATTGACTCCAATATGCTAAATCTTGTAATGTCCAATCTCTAGATGTTTTAGCTAACGCTTTAGCATTTAATTGTTTTAAAATTTCTTCTCTTGTTGTTAAATAATTTGATGAATTAACATTTGTTTTAAATGTATTTTTTATAATGAATTCATTTTCTAACCCTGCATCTAAAGCAATTTTACTTAATGCTTCAAACCAAGTTATTCCAAATTTAAGCATCACAAATTTAACACATTCTCCATGACCTAATACAAAATCATTAAAGCAAATTTCTCCAGATTCTCCTTTAAAAAATCCAAATGAATTTCTTTTATCTTCTCTTAATGGTGAAGATATATTACCTTTTGTACTAACATCTTCTGTCATATACATTCTGTATATTTCTAAATCAGTAATCTTTTCAAGTAATAATTCTTTTGTAATAGGTTTTAAATTTAAATTAATTAGTACATTCATAGTTAATATTGTATAAAATGTATTTTTCCTGACATTTCAAATGAATCCACAGGTATTGTTTCTATAAAATCTATAACTGGATATGATTTTAGTTCTTCGTGTATTGCTTTGTTTATTTCTATTTCATCGTTTGACATATTTTAGTTATTTAATTTATTTAGTGGACTGATTGGGACTCGAACCCATGAATTCAAACTTGTTACCCAACAAGCTACAGCCCAAAATAAAGAGGGTTTTTACACCCTCTTATTATTATAATATTAGATCCAAGATTGTTTAGTAACTGGAGTTTCAGACGCAGATGTTCCTGCAATAGGAGCATCTTCTGTAATTCTTTCCATTTGGTCATCATATTGATTACCTTTTCTAACAACTCTTAGTCTTGATGGTGTAGTTCCAAAAGCTTCGATGAAATCAAAGTTTCTGTATACACCTAGATAAGATTTTGGTTTACTAACTGAACCATAAGTTACGAAAATATTCACTTTTTTACCTTCACAATTTTGAGCTGTTAATTTCATTAACACATCAACTGCTTCTTGAGGATTATTTACTGCTGGAAAGACATAGTCATTTCCTAATACTGATTTAGCAATTGATAGTACTCTACCAACATTTAGTTTAGCTAATGATGCATTTTTAGCATCATCGTACATCTCATTTGGTTTTGGGTAATAAATACCCATATTAACTTGACCACCAGCTGTATCAGTAAAAATTACTTTATAATCTGGTGCCAAGTCTGGCATTTCTGGTGTTTTCTTTTCTACACTAATTGAAACATTTTCAACTTTACCAGCTTCACCGTTATTGAAAATTAAATTTGATTGAGTTTTAAAATCTTCTCCGTTTAAATCGAACATACTTATATATTTTAAATTATTATTTTGGCTTATAAAAATGAGTTTTTGAATAGAACTCTAACTATTTTTATTAATCTACGAAAATTTTATCCCAATGAGATATAAATTCTCCTTTTTCATTCATTTCTAATAATACAATTTCTTGATTTTTTAGATGTTCTGGTCTTGCACCTACAGACAATGTTTCAGCTGTTTTAAAATTAGCGATTGTTTGATTATCTTTACGGTATAAGTAACAGATAGCATCGCTTTTAGAACATAATATAGCAGGCATTTTTCCTACTAAATCTAAACCACGTTGATTCACTTCTTTTCCGTTGAATTCAGCTAGTTTATCTTTAGTATGACCTGATATAATCAAAGTTTCACAAAGTGCTTCTAATTCATCTAAAATCATATTCATTGCAAGTCTTAACCAGTAATATCCAGCACCCTGTGGTAATTCTAATACATTATCACCTTGAAAATTACGACCAATTGGTGTATTTCTATATAGTTTTAATGCTAAATCAGGTGCATAGAAGTCTTCTAACGCAGAAACTGTATCAATTGATATATATTTATATACATATCCTTTTTTTTCCGTATTTGCATCTGTAATAGTGTCAATAATTTGTTTTAATGCTATAATAGGTTTTATTCCTTGTTTTGTAGCTTCTTCTAAAACATTTATTTTTAATCCTGACACAAATCCAGATCCGTTTTCAAGATCTAAAATTAAATTATTTTCTAATCTACTTAAAGCTTCTGTTTTACCAGACTTAGGTGAACTAAAAATAATTAATTTACTTGGGTTTTTTTTAGAAGGTCCACTTACTTCTTTTGGTAGTGCTATACTCATTTTATCTTTTTCATCCGACCACCTACCACTTTTTTAATTTCTAATTGTTTTAATAAATTCATAAACTTGGTTAATACCTTGTTTATCATCTGGCTTTGGTAATTCTTTAAAATAATTTACTGCTCCATCAAAATATAATGGACATATTGTACCTCCACCACCTTCACGTCCACCAAGAATTTCTAAAAATCTAATATTGTCTTTAAATATTTGAATATCATATCCTAAATAATCAGGGATTTCATGTCTAAAAGGACTAAATAAACCTATAATATAATCAAAATCTCTTTGAGTTGTTTTATTATCTGCTAAACCATCTAACGAAGGTTTAAGTTTATTATATTTTTTATTTTCTAAACTTTCTTGTGAACTCATTTGTTGTTGTATGGCAACAGGTATATACTTAAATCTATTTCTAAGTTTTACAAAATAATCAGAACTTAGTTTACCTATTGTTTCATGCAATGTCATTGGTAAACCATTATCTTGATTTTTTTCAGGAGTTAATAAACTAATATGATCTACAATAATTATAACGTATTCTTCAGGATCATTTGGTTCATAATGATCTTCTACTTTTATAGTTTCATTGTTGTTTTTTATCTCTCTGTAAATAATTTTACCATTTGATAAAGCATAATCTCTAACAACTTTATAAATTCCATAAGGATTTCTTATATCATCAATAAATTCAACTACTTCTTCAATCTTTTTAAAATAAGGTTCATATTTTTGTATCACATTTAAGACATCTTGTGATAATATTTTATCAGCTTTTGTAGATCTTAAATCTTTAGGTGCTATTCTTAAACCTTCTTTTACATAAAGTATATTTGAAAAAGCTGATAACATTTTTTGTTCAGATGTCATTTCAAGAGTAAAATAAAATATTTTTAATCTTACATCTAAATTATAATCTATAACTTGTTGAATTGTATTATATAATACTAACCAATCAGCAATTTGAGTTTTACCAACTTTACTATTAGCAGTGAATAATAAACTTTTACCTTGTTCTAATCCTGGAAATTCATTTTCAAACCTAGGAAATCCTGTAGGTATACAATTTATTTTACCATCTAATAGACGTTGTCTTTTATTAACAATTGTTTTAAAAGTTCTGTTAAATAAACTTTGTTTTTCTTCACTCAATATTA